CCCGCCGCACTCGGACGTGTCGCAGTCGCCGCTCAGGGCCTCCCAGATGTAGCCGGTGGGCGTCGTGCTCGACTCCCGCCGCACGCACGCGGCCGTCGCGCCGGCCGGCGGGTACGTGAAATCGTCCCCGCCGAAGAACCAGTCAATCCCCCATTGCTGCCACTCGTACTCCTCGTCCTCCGCCGCGGCCAGTTCCTCGGTGTCGTCGTAATCCCAGCCGTCCGTGTCCGGGTTCCAGGTGCCGATCTTGACCTTGAACTTGACCCCGCAGCCCGGATGATCCTCGGCGAGGCAGACGCGGCGGATTCCCACCTCGTCCACGCTCGCCGCCCAGGTGCGGCCCGCGGCGTTCAAGTCCGTGTACCAGATCGGGTTCCCCTCGTCGTCCAGCATGATGTCGATGTGCCGGTCCAACTCGTCCTCGCCGAGGTCCGGCCCGTCCGGTGAGCCCGGGGTGTCCCCGATCTTGGTTCGCGGCTTGGCGCAAACCAAGATGTCACCGACGAAGTAGGGCGGGTGGATTTTCTCGGACGCGACCGTCCCGTCGTCGTAGGCCGCGGTCCGCCACCAGGGCTCCCAGTAGGTGTAGGTCACCTCGCGACCGTCGTTCAGCACCACGGTTCGCGTGTGCCACGGCAACACCTGGAGGACGTAGGGCTTGGCCACCGCGATCTCCCAGACGAACCGCCGCTCCTCGGGCCGGTGCGCGTCCACGTCCCAGCCGCGGCAGATGAGGTAGTTCTCCCGCTCCTCGACGATCTGCATCATCGAAACCCGGGTCGGGTCCAGATCCCAGCCGATCTTGGCGTGCTTGCCGCCGATCGGGGAGAATGGAGCCGGCTGCCGGAAATGAGGGGCAGGTGCCCGCCTCGAACGCCTCATGGGTACATCCCCGTTACGGTGTGATCCATTGCGTCGACCCGGAGTCGGCCAGGCCGGTCACCAACTGCGCGATCCGGTCGATGTCCGGGTAGCTGTCCGTTCGCCGCTCCATGAACCCGAACAGATCGACCAGCCACTTGTTCCGCGCTTCCAACTGGTACTTCATCAGTTCCATCTCGAACGTGTGCGTTTCGCGCAACTGCTTCATCCGCTCGATGGCGACCTGCATCTTCATCGTGCAGAGCCGGTAGCGGGAGTCCGTCAAGAACTGGGCGTTCTGCTGCGTCAACTGCGAGTACCGCTCCCGCCCCGCCAGGACGCCCTTCACCGCGTCCTGAATGTGCGCGTACAGCCGGTCCCGCTGGGTCGCCACGTTCTGGTTGGCGTCCACGGTGGCCGCGTACTGCCGGGTCGCCCCCTCGATGAACGCCTGCCGGACCGTCGCCAACTCGCCCCACAGTTGGTGCTCGTTGCCCACGTCCCACTGCTTGAACGCGCTGCGCAACTGGAACACTCGCTCCTGCCCCTCGCGCACGATCCGGCGCACCTCCTGGCCCTTCGCGTACAAGTCGCTCTCGACCTGCGCGAAGTACCGGTCCATGTCCTGCTCGACCGCGTGGAGCGCCTGCCGGGCCGCCAGGGTGCGGTTCCGAACGTCCTGTAACTGGCCGTAGAGCCGGACCAGGGATTCCGCGTGGTAGCGCAACGCCTCCTGGCGCGTCGCGTGCAGCCGGTCCCGGCCGGCAATCACCCGGTCCCGCATCCCGGTCCGCTGCCCGTACAACTGGTGGGCGTTCTCCAGCTTCTCCCGGGCCAGCCGGTCGTTCAGCGCGGCAATCGCCTCGTCCCGCTCCCGCTCCACCCGGGCGTCGGTCTGCGCGACCAGGGCGGACGAGTAGAACCCGCGGTTCGTCAACTCCTGCCGCGTCTTGGCCAGCAGGTTGTCGAAGTGCTCGTTGATCCGGGCAAGCTCCGTCGCGCCCAGGTCGATCAGATATTGCCGCGCCTCGACGTCGTGGCTCGAAAAATCGCTCAACAGCAGCGCCAGCAGGGCCTCGTAGTTCGTCGCGTGCGTCCCCAGCAGGCCGTCCGCCGTGGTCAGCAACGCCCGGATTTCGTTGTCCTGGGCCTCCCAATCGGTGAGCAAGCTGGAAATGAGCCCCGACGCAACCGTCTTGAACGACGCCAGGGTGGCGGCGGACCGGTTCGTGATCGTCTCGATCGCCGTCTCGTGGTCCGACAAATCGCCCGCCAGCTTGTCCAGCAGCGCCAAGTAACTAGTCGCGTGCGAATCCAGGTAGCCCGAAAGTGTCGTGACCTTCGCGTCCACGACGGATTCGTGCGTGTCGAACAGCCCCTTGAGCGTGTCCAACTCGGCATCGTAGGCCGCCAGGTGCGTGGTCAACTCGTCGTCCATGTCGTCCAGGACCGACTCGATTTTCGACAGATGGGCCGCGTAGTTGACCTCCAGGTCGGCCAGCTTGGCGAGGAAGGCCGCCAGTTGCGTGCGGATCGTCTCGCTGTCCGCCACCACGGTGCTCTCGACGGACGCGATGTCGTCGTCAATCTCGTCCATCAGCGTGCTGAACGAGTTGATGTAGAGCGTGTGCGCCGCGTTCGTGTCGCTGGCCATTTCGTCGAGGTGATCCGTCGTCTTGACGATCATCTCGTTCCAGATTCGCACGATGTCGTTGTAGCGCGTCGCGTTGAGACGCCGGCCCTCGTTGTACGCGATCGTGAACTGGTTCATCAAGTGTTGCAGGATGATCCAGTTGTTCATACCCTCCTTGCCCATCGTGTAGTAGGGCGTCGGGGGCGTCGTGCTTTCGTCCTGCCGGATCGCAACGATTTTCCAGCCCTGGGCCAGCAGCCAAGGCAACGCGCTTTCCGGCACGTCGGTGATCAGGGCCCACTTCCACCAGAGCGTCGTGTACGGGGACCCGATCCGCACCGGGTCCAGATTGTTCATCGAGTCGATCGGCACGATGGGGGCCATGTTCTCGACAGCCATTACTCAACTCCTTCGCCCGTTCACTCGAAGACGAACACCAAGGACACGGTTAAGTCCTCGGCGTCCGCGTTGCTGCCCGTAGACGTGCATCGGATTTCCACGGCATCGCCCCGGCTGATCTTGTAGTTCGACGCGCTGATCGCCACGGCGCTGCCATCCACCCAGGTTCCCGCCGTGCTCAACTGAAGGCCCGCGTTCGAGTCCTCGGTCGACACCAGGTCCCCAGCCACTTTGACGTTCAGCTTGGGCTGGGCCGCCCCCGTGTCCGCCGTGGCGTGAACCGCGGAAATCGCCACGAGGTAGGCGTCTTGGCGCTGCCACTTGAAGTACGTCTTGGCAACGGCGGCCAGCACGTCCTGGACCGACGCCGCCCACGCGCCGGAAACCTTGAACTCGACCTGCTCGACCGTCTCCGGCTGGCCAACCCGCAGCTCGGTCACCTGCGCCCCCGTGTCCAGCGGAGCCCCGGCGATCGTGATGCTCGCGTTGGCGGAAAGGGCCGTCACGATCGCGTAGTAGTTCGTCGCGCTCTGGGTGAACCGGATCGGCTTCCCGATCGCCATGTCGCTCGTGTCCGACATGGTGAGCGTCGACGTGGTGGGGGGCGTCGCCGTGTACTTGGACGAGCCCACCAGCGTCCAAGGCAGTTCTCCCGCCTGGGCAACCACGTAATCCGCCAGGTCGCCCAAATCGACCCGCATCAACGCCCCGCCCTGAACCAGGCAGAAATCGTCCTCGGCCGTCAAGGCGGTCACAGCGTCCCGGGCCGCAACGTAGTCGGCAAACTCGCCGTGAACCTCCGCGGTCAGGTCCTCCACCGTGGCCCGCTTCGGCGTGCTGCCCTGGCAGACCAGCACGTGATCCGAGGCCGCGATCGTGGCAGCGTCCAGGCCCGAGATATTCAGGATCGTCGACTGGGCCCCGGACAGGGCGTAGGTCACGAGCGTGTCCACGTTCATGTCGTAGATCGTCCCGCTCCGGTTGACCAGCAGCAGGTCGCCGGTCACCGCGGGCGACACCGTGCTCGCGTCCGCGTACGCCTCCTTGATCACGTACTCGGCAATCGCGTCCGCCGTGGTGTACTTGGGCGTCCCCGCGTCGATCGCGTAGAACTTGTGCGCGTCGGCCACCGTGGTAATCTCGGTCAACCCGGCCACGTAGGTCGCGTAGTCCGTCCAGAGCTTGGTTTCCAGGTCCGCGAGCGTCGTCTTCTTGGCCGTCCCCGTCTGGCACACCAGGAACTCGTCGGTGGCCGTCAAGGTCGCGGCGGACAGGCCGGAAATGTCGAGGGTCGACGCCTGCAACCCGGACAGAACCCCCGACTTGAAGTTCGCGTAGGTGATCGTCTTGCCGGTGCCCGACCGGCCAAACACCAGTTCGTCCGCGTCCACCATCGAGGTCTCGGTGGTCCAATTGAACACCAGCGGCAGAAAGTACGCAGCCATGACCGAGGTGTCGGCCAGCTTCGCCGCCCCGCCGCGGTACAGCAGGAAGTCGTCCCCGCTCGCCACCGGGTCCACGGCCGCGCTGCCGGACAGGCCCGACAGGGCGTAAGTCGCCAGGTAGGACGCGGCCACAGTCTTGCGAACGTCGGCCCGTTCCAGGAGAAACACGTCCGCCGCCTGAACATCCGTCACAGCCGCCGCGTCGTCCCACGCCGAGTCGACCACGGCACCTTTGATCTCGGCCGTCATGTACGTCGCCAGCACCGAGCCGGTCATGTACTTTGGGGTCGCCCCCTGGATCGTGTAGAACACGTCCCCGTCCGCGGCCGTCTCCACCGCCGTCAACCCGGACACGTAAGTCGCGTAGTCCGTCCAGAGCTTGGTTTCCAGGTCCGCGAGCGTCGTCTTCTTGGCCGTGCTGCCCTGCACGACGAGGTACTGGTCCGTCCCCGCCAGGGTCGCGGCCGTCAGCCCGGAAATATCGAGCGTCGACGCCTGCACGCCCGTCAGGGCGTAGGTGACCAACGTGTCCACGTCCACCTTGTAGACCGTCCCGCCCCGATCGACCAGCACCATGTCCCCGGTCACCACCGGGTCCGCTGCCGACGCCCCGCTCCAGCCGGACGCGACGCAGTACGACGCCAGGTCCGCCAGGGTGTAGAGCTTTTCCGTTCCCGCCCGCTCCGCCACCACCTTGTCACCCGCCGTCGGGGTTGCCGCGTCAGCGGCCAGGAGAGTGTCCACCGCGTGCGCCGCCGCCTGGTCCGCCGTGACCCGCTTCGTCGTGGACTCCTGAACGCAAACCCAGTATTCGGTGCCGGCCAGGCTGGTCACGTCCGTGATCGAAACGTCATCCCATTTTACGCCCATCACCGCCACCTCCCTGCCTTGGTGAGCCCGATCGTCAGATTCTCGTAGGCCCACTTTCCCGTCGACTGCAACCAGAACACCATCCAGGGGGCCCGTACACGCGGATGGGATACCCTGGTTCTCCCCGCCACCAGCGTCCCTCGGTAGGACGCAATCGCCTCGGCCGTCGCAGTGTCGCCGCTCTGGTAGGTCTCGATGGCCGTCTTCGCCGCCGTCACGGCCTTTTCCGCCGTGTCCCCCGTCACCACGCGCCAAGTCACGCCGTCGCTCGCCTGGTCCAGAACGCCCTGAATCTCGGTCAGCACGGACGTGGCGATCGACGACGCCGCCTGAATCGGCCCGATCAGCACGTGGCTCTCGATCGGCTCCCCATCGTCGTCGTCCCCCCCCACCACGCGCAGATACCCGTCCGCGCAGGCCAGCACCACGTCATCCCCGGACCGGCACGCCGCAACCGGCTCGTGATTATCCTGGAACCGCATGGCCCAGAAACTCTTCGTGGGGAAGTGGAAGAACCAGTGCGTGCCGCCCGATGCCGCCGGGGTCAGAAACAGGCACACCCCATCCCGGCGATGGTCGTGAACGAGACTGACCGCCACCTCGCTTGCGTCGATGTCCAGCAGCTCCTCGGGTATCCGGTCGCCCGAAAGCGACTGGAGCCCGCTACCGTCCGCGCCGACCAGGTAGAGGCCGTCCGTCGCCAGGAACGCCACCGCGCCATCCACCTTGCACCAGGCCGACGGCCCCACGATGCCGACGTTGCGCGACACGTTCCGCATTGCGCCGCCCGCGGCCGGATCGCCCTGCACCACCCAGAGCGTGTGCAGCGACGCCGCCAACAGATAGGAGTCCTCGTGGGGCACCAGTGCGGTCGGCAACGGCCCGAGTTCCCCCCCGCCGGAAAGCTGAAAAGCCAGGGCGCGGCCCGCGTCCTCCACGTCGGCCCCGTAATCCCAGTCCGTCGCGTCCCCCTGCCGGCTCGCGTAGATCGCGTTGTCCTCGCCGGCCAGGAACAGGCGGTCCCTGTAGACGCACCCGAACGTGCAGCCCGTGGGCACCGTGCCCTTGGTCGCCTCCAGGTCGCTCGCCTCCCCGGTGGCCGCGTTGATCGACACGACTCCGGTCGACGTGATCGCGTAAACCCGCTCGTTGCGCACCGCCAGGAACCCGGACGCGGGCACGGCCCCCGTGCCCAGCAGCATCTCGTCCTCCGCCTGAGTCAGCATCTCGTCCCCGGCCTGAGTCAGCATGACCGCGGCTGGAAACGACACCGCCCCGCCCTCGTGAACCCCCAGGGTCTCGTCCACGATCATGGCAAGCTGCGGCGCGGTCCCTGCCGCGGTCACCTGGTCCAGGGCCACGATCCCGCCGATCGACGTGCCTACCGCGTCCGCCACGAACTTGGTCAGGCCCGGCCGGCTCCCCCCCCGGAGCCGGCCGCTGATCGGGTCCTCGGCGCGCACGTTGACCGCCCAGGGCGTCGGGTAGGGCTTCTGCTCGCCCCGATCCTGATGGGCCATGCGCCGGACCACGCCGGCGATGGGAAACCGGAGGTCACGAAACCGATCGGTCATTTTTTTTCACGAACACCAAGGTGTTTCTCTGGAACCAGGGGAGCGTCGCCGCCTTGCGCAATCGGGCGGACAAATCCGGCGCCTCTTTCCATCCACGCGCCGCCATCTGCGCCACCACCCACTCCGGCTCGCGGCAGTTCACGTGCCCAACCCCCGGCTGGCCAGGCTGCGCCCACGAGATCACGACGCCCTTACGTGCCATCGTGGAGACATTATTGAGCAGCATGTCCTGGTGCCGCTCGGGAACGTGCTCCCCAACCTCAAGGCACAGCACCCAGTCGCTCACGAACCGGCTGGACAGCCTCTCCGTCAGGTCGTGGCAGAAGCAGAAGTCCAGGTCCTTCGTCTTTGGGTTGCCGTCGACTCCAGCGACCGAGCAGTGCCCGTTGTCGTGCATGTACCGTACATACTCCCCACGGCCGCACCCCATGTCCAAGACCGTGGCGCCGTCTCCCATCAGCATCATCAGGTCGTCGGCGAACTCCTGATCGAACGTCGCCCCTTCCTCGAAATCGCGTTGCCAGGCCCCCGTCGGCCCGATGAAGTTACCGATACTCGCCGGGTCGAACTCCGCCCCCCAAACCGCCTCGCTCTTCCAGCGGCCTCCGCCGCAATGGCGCAGCTTGACCGCCTTGGTGGCGTACAGTTTCCGACAGCCGGCCAACCAAAGGTCGCGAGAGAAATTCCAGTCCTCGCTCGCAGTCTGGACCTGGAACTGCCCGTTGTCGTCGACAGCGATCCGGTGGTTCATGTAGAACGAATGCGCCAAACACTTGCGCCCGTCCTCGGAGTCCACCCGCGTCTGGCGCACCCACGGCCTGTGCAGATCGGCCACCCAGCAGCCCGTGTTCAGCAGCAACGGGTGATCCGGGTAGCCCAGGTCACCCGCGCAGAACGTGTCCGGCAACTCGGCAAGCTGCTTGGCCGTGATCCGGAACAGGGGACCCCACCGAGAGTCCGGCTTCCCGATCCCGCACGAATAGACCCCCGCGCCGCTCTTGATGGGCGACATGACAGACACCATGTCAGCATCAAAATCCCTCTGAAGTTCGATCAGCTTCCAGGCGAACCCCGCTTCCGGCACGATGTCCGCGTGCACCATGACGAAATAGTCGAACCCACCGTTCAGGGCCATGACCAACAACTGGTCGAACCCGTAGCACAGGTTGGTCGACAGGTAGGGCTCGCAGGCAAACGGCAGTTTGCCCACGAGCCCATTTTCGAGCATGGCCCTCTTTAGTCCGAACGGGTTCGACGCCTGGTCGCCAGCGACCGGCAATGCGACGAATACCTTCTGCATGGCAAAAGCCTCCGTTGCGCCGTGCGTGTTAGGAAATGTCTCCCAGGTTCAGCCAGTGAACCGTGATCGTGCCGTTGGACCGCAGGGCCGCGCCGTTCCCGCCGTCAATGTTCTGGTCGGAGTCGTCGATCAGGTAGTTCAGGTACATATCCGCGGCCGTCGCCACGCCGTTCAGCGTGGTGGCAATCACCGAAGACCCCTGCCCCTCGACCTGGGCCACCGCGGCAACCGCCTGGTTCGTGGCAAAGCTCGCCAGGATGTTCGCCTCGGTGCCGGTCAAGGTGTTATTGTTGCTGGCAACGGCCGTCCCCAGGGCGCAGTCCCCGTTCCAGTCGTGGTTGACCTCGGTGTTCACACCGTCGACGCAATCCGCGGTTACGGTCAGGTCGACCACGGCTCCAAGAATCAGGATCGCCCCCTCGGGGAAGTCGTAGATCTTCTCTCCACCGTGAGCGACAACACCCGCCTCGTCGGTCATGTCGATCGAGTGGTCCGTCAACGTCAGCACGGTCTTGTGGATCAGGCCACTGCCGCCGTACTCCGTCGCCACAACCCCCGTGCCCGCCGCTGCTCCCGCACCGGCGGCCACCCGGCCAATCTCGACCCCCTCGCTCCCGAGAACCCGCCAATACTGGCTCGTTCCAACCTCGACCGAGTAGAACACCACCCAGTCGCCCGCGTCGCCAAACGTGATCGACGTGTCGGCAGCCTGGTTGTAGCCGCCCGTGACCGTCAGGGTCAGGTCCCCTCCGTCCACGTCCATGGCCACGGCACAAATCAGCCCCGGCTTGGTCGGCTGGGCCAGGGTCCTGGTCTCCGCCGCAGCCGTGGTAATCTTGAAGATCGCCAGTTGCCGGTCCGGCTCCAGGGTTCCCGCATCCCCGGGGTCCATCATGACGTAGGGGCAGTGTTCCTCAAACAATTCAAACAGCGTGTTGTGCGAACTCATTTCGCAAACTCCTTCTTTCGTCTCGCATCATACCCGTAATTCTCACCCCACCTGGGGTTCATCGACGTAAAACGTGAATTTCCCCGACGTGGCGTTCCCGCCCTGGGCCAGGACGACCTTGATCCGCTCGTCGAAGACCCAGATGTCCACCGCCGCGTCCGTGAACGCGGCGCCGTCCGTCACCTTGACCGGGATCGCACGCGGATAGAACCATGCGTTCGCCTGGGCCAGGTCCTCTTTGGTCATAATGGGCACGCCGGTCGTCTCCCCCGTGATCGTGGCGTTCACCGTGGCCTCCAGACTCCCGTACTCGTACTTGATCGCGACCACCTTGCCACGAATCCGCGAACCGGCGTATCCGATCCCGTCCCCCGAGGCGTCCACCGTGATCGTCACCGGATATTCCACCAGCATGGTCTTTCTCCTATTGTGACAACTTGTCACTACCCCGTTCTCAGTAGGTCACGCCGTTGTACGTGACCACCGTGTCCGCAAAATACCGGGAGTCCGGGGGCGCGCCCCCGTCGCTCCGGTCCCCATTATACCCGAGACGCGGCGGGGCGGCAAGCCTCCGATCGTGACTCACCGACATGGCGAGACATTCCCGGAACCGGTTCTCGTGGACCCCCTCCCCGTCGTTCAGTTTTGCCTCGGCCGCGGCCAGGCACGCCTCGATGATCGTCTCGCCGTGCTCCTGCCCGCCGTAGGGATACTTGTTCGTGGCGGTCAGCGGCGCCGGGTTGACCCGGTAACGGTAGTGGATCGTGTACGCGCCGTCGGGAACCGGGTACAGGATCATCTCGTACCGCGTGCCCGCGGTCGCATCCAGGGCCTTGGGCCTGGTGGCCGCCATCGTAGGCTTCCCCGTGTACTTGGTCACTAGGGCGCTGCGCACCCGCTCCTCCGAAGTGAGCTCGAGCGTGTAGTAGAAGAGCACGCTGTCCGGATCGTAGGACAACGTGGCCGAGACCATGCCGGCGAAATCCGCGGGCAGGTCGTAATCCGCGTCGTCCTCCGTCGTGGTGAGTTCCGCGACCGGTCCCAGGAACGACCACTCGTGGCTGTACCTCTCGCCTGGCAGGGGGGGCGGGTAGTAGAACCGGCGCAGCCCCGCCTTCCGGATGTCCTCGATGTCCGTCACCTTGTCCGTATCGTCCGCCCAGTCCGCCGTTTCCCTGCCGTACCCCAGAAACCGCCCGATCTCGCGGTCCAGGATCGAGTAGGTCACCGCCAGGGAGTCGTCGTCCTCGGTCCCCAGCGCGGGCAGGTCGTGCTCGATGTGGTAGGTCGCCCCGCCGTAAACGAACTCGACGTAAGCCGTGTACGCCAGCCCTTCGGCGGGTTCTGTAAAGCTGTACTCGTAGGTGCCCGTCGACACCTTGGTCATGGCCGTGCCCGCCGCCACGACCACGGCGTCCGTGTCGTCCCGCTTGACCCCGTAGGTTCCCGTCGGGTCGGACAGCTTGGCCGTGGTAACGTCCGTCAGGACCCCCTCGACCCTGCATCTTCTCCGGATCGTTCGCGTGCCCATCTACCTGAACGAGATATTCGTCCCCTCCGTGTGGATGTTAACCGCCTCGCCCGACGCCACGTTCACCAAGCTGTTCGTGTCCTTGACGAATCCCGTGCCCTTGATGTCCGTCAAGTGCGTGATGATCGTCGTCTGGTTGTCCGCCGTCGCGTCGCCGCCGCCGCCCCCGCCTGGAGCCATCTCCAGGGCGTTCTCCGTGAACCGGCGAACCCCGCCATCGTCCTCGGTGGTCTCCCACAGGTGGTCCAGCTTCGACCCGTCCGCCTCCAGGGCCGTCTTGATCTCGCCCGTGGTCGGAACCGTCACCCAGCTTGCGGGCAGGCAATCCACGTACCCGAGGATTCCGGAAAGCTGGGTGTCCAAGTTCGCACTGGCCAATCCGATCGCGTTCCGCACCCCGGCCGCGTCCAGGAAGCCGGTCGCGGTAATCCAGGCCACGTCGCCCCGGTTGCGCAGGGCCACCAGGTTATGCGTCCCCGGGCTGAACGTCGACGTGTCGCCGCCCGCGATAACCCGGCTTAGGATGGTGTAGTCGGCGCACTCGTTCGTCATGTCGGTGCTGCCCGTGGCGATCTTCAGCAGGTGGTCCAGGTTGTTGTCCTCCAGGGCGTCCTGCACCTCGCTCTGAACCTCCGCGTCCCACGAGGCGTTCCACGGGATCGCCGTCAACGTGGTCCCCGTGCCGATCGCCGACACCACGTCCGCCGCGCTGTGCGTCGAGAAGTTCAGATTCGTCCCGGCCGTCAACACGCGGGTTCCGTAGGTCCACACGTCCTCAGCCGACAGCCCCGACCCGGCCACGCCCACGTCGTTCATGGTCTTGGCGGGCGTCTCGACGTTGAAGAAGTGCTCGAACCCGTCCGCAATCCGCGTCCCCGTGCCGGCCAGCGCGTGGCCCTCGATCTGGGTCACGTTGGCCGCCGCCGTGAACCCGAACGCCGTCAACGTGCGAGCCTCAACGCTCCACACGTCGGCCGCGCTGTGCGTCGAGAACCCGGTGGCATGAAAGTCCGAGTAATCCGACAGCGTGAGCGAGGCCCCCGCCCCGCCGTGCGCCCCGTTGGCCAGGGTGACGTGGCCGCTGGCGTCGACCGCCAGGGCCGCCGTCGCCTGCCCCACGTAAGCCCCGACCGTAACCGCGGCGCCGGCCGTGACCGTCTGCGTCTTGATCGTGTTCAGGTCCACCTTTTGGGTGTCGGGCACGGCAACCTTGCCGCTCGCGTCCACGGCGAGCGCGTTGCCGGGCGTCGTGCTGCGGACCAGCTTCGCGTTGCCGTAGTCGGCGTGGTTGACGACGGC